GTTTCTTTGATACGGACGAAGATTTTAGACCAGCGGAATTTATGCACTTTTGTAGTACGATGTTAAAGCCTGAAATTAAAAAAGTAAAAATAGAAGGAGAAGTAAGGCAAAAAGGTGATGCTCCGTGTATGATTATATTTTGCGCATTCGATCAACAAATGTATTTAATAGAATTGGCGAAAAAATACGGTTTAAATAATTATATAAATTTAGTCTTCAGGAAAAACTTTTCTGCACAGGTTCTAAAAGCAAATATGAAGGTAGTAGGAAATTGCGAGTATGGTTTAATATTATACCGTGACAAATTACCAAAATTCAGAAACAAAGGAAAAATGATTTTTAATTGTATGGATTGGCCGAGGGATAATGTAAGCGAAAAAATACACCCAACACAAAAGCCTGTTGAACTTTTAAAAACATTAATATCAATATTTACGGACGAGGGTGACGTCGTTATTGATCCTTGTGCAGGAAGTGGAAGCACTTTAATAGCTGGTCAGGAATTAAAAAGAAAATGCTTTGGATTTGAGATTAAAAAGCCTTTTCATAAATTAGCCGAGCATTGGATTGATGAAGAATACCAAAAATTAAGCGACATAGAAGAGTTTGGATTTGCTAAAACTTTAATAGAAAAAAGTAACGCAACTTTATTCACATAATTATGAAAGAGTTACATTATAATTGTCAACATTGCCGAAAAAGGTTTTTAGCTAAAATATTCAACTACCGTTATTGCGAAGAAACTCCTGAATGCAAAGAAGCAGGAAATGAGGCAAAGAATGCTTTGATAAAAAAAGCCATGGAAAAGGCTAAGGAGAAAACTAAGATTAAAGCCAGCGAAGAAATTAAAGAAACACAAAATGCAAAGATTGATTTATTATCAGATGATGCTTTCAGGGCAAAGAAGATTCAGCCGGTTATAAATGAAATTGCCAGGCTAATAGATTTCCAACAGCCATGTATTGCAACCGGAAGGACTTACGGCAAAATGGCTGGAGGTCACTTCATAAGTGTAGGGGCAAACCGAGCATCAGCGCTAAATCTTCATAACATACATTTGCAATGTTACGAATCTAACGGCCCATCAGGAGGCGATCCGTTGCTTTATCGTTCAGGGATAATTAAAACCTATGGATTAGAATATTGTGAGTTTATCGAATCAATGCGAGAAATAGCCAAATTAGGCTTGAAAAGGTTTGAACTAGAACAAATACACGAAAGAGCAAAAATGTTTCGTATAAAGCTTAAAAAAGACCTAAAAAAGCTATCTAACAGCGAAAGGATAGAAAAAAGAAACGAGGCAAACGAATTTATAAACGTTTACGATAAAAAATATTCTCAATTCAACCCATCTTAACGGTGGGTTTTTTATTTCAATATGTTAAAGTTTATAAAAGTGTGTATATATAATTAAATAATGTGTATATTTGCTTCATCAAACAGTAACAATTTAAAAAACAAGCATTATGAAAACTTCAACAAAAGCAACAATCGTAATTTTATTATTTCTGACTTCAATTATTACGGCTTTATTATCAGCTCCAAAAGGTAATGATATGATACAATGGGATCGTGATATGGAAAAAGTAAAACACTATCAGAAAACAGGAGAAAAAGCAGACAATTCACATATTTATAAAATCAATCAATAATGGCAAATACAAGAAAATTCCCGGATGGTAAAAAAGAAACCATTCAAATAAATGTAAACAAGGATTTCAAAGAGCAAACAAAAAAAGAAATTCTTCCGATACTTGAAAAATATCATTTACTTCCAAACGAAACCGAATCAGAGTACATAAAACGCATACAGGATATGCACTTAGATCGATTGACTAACGGTATAATTGGTAAAAAATAGTAGTTATGGAAAAAAGAGTTTTAATATCAATGGTAGATTATGTTTTGGAGAAAAACAAATTAGGATTGCCATATTTAACCGCAATGGATAGTTGTGTCAATTACGCCAAATTCCTTTCAATTCCTTTAACCGAAGAAATACTGGATGAAATATTTGAAACAATAAGCAAATCAAGAATTATTTACGTTTTGCAAAATTGTGAAACGGTAGAAGACTTATTAAAACTTCCTCAAACAAATGACATTGTATTATCTGAAAAATTGATAACCAAATACCAAATATAATCCTTACCAATTTAAAAACAATTAGCAAGTATTAACAATAACAAAAAACAAATTATGATAAGCAGAAGATTATTAAGTAAATTAGAAATAGGCAAAAAATACGCTATAACCGATGGAATTAGGTTTTTTTACATTAAAAAAGATGAAGATGTAATGTTTGCGTACGAGATAGGGTTTTCATCAAATGGACTTTTAGGTATTTACATGAAAGATTGGGATACTTTGTTGAGAGAAAACTTAAATGATAGTGCTTATGTTTATCATATTAATAACGTTTACGACAAAACAAATCCAACCTATTGTTATTATGCACACATAACAAGTCTATTTGCTTCTGGACCTGTTGATTTATCTCTTTACGGATTGCACTTTCTTGGGGAATATAATTCAGAATTTGACATTAAAAAAGCAAAAACATACTGCAATATTTTTAAAATATCTTTCAAATGGAAAAAAAGAAAAGAACGTCTTGAAGAGATTTACGGTAAAATAATTTTTCAGGATAAACAATAACAAATATAACTATGGAAAGCGAAAAATATTTTTTATATGTTCAGGATGGAGTTTTAATAATTCAGGAATCAGAATACATTGAACACGGATGGTTTGTTATGATTGTCGGAAAAGAGATAACTCTTTACGAAATACCAATTGGAGGCGGAGAGCAGATATTTATTGATAAATTTTATTCGGTAAATGAAGCTATAGAATCAGGAAAAAATTTAACCTAAAAAATCAATCAACCAACGTCAATAAAGGCGTTTAATAAAAAATAAGATTATGAATCATATACAATTTAACAATAAGACAAAAGAAGTAATTTCAAGATTTAAGAATGGAGAGAAGTTATATAACGAATCATCCGTTTTCAATAAGGTAGTACAATGCTTGGTTAGGGATATGGATATTTATGATTTGCTAGAGCAAGTTATTCAAATTTCAGAAGACACCCATAAAGCTTTGGAGCATCAATTACTTAATAATAATCAAAGACCAATAATGGTTATTAAATCAGAAAATCCTTAACACAACATACAATGGAAACAAATCAAAACACGGAAACAAAGAAACCAAGTAATCCTTATGCGTTTGCTTGCACAAATGAAAATGAAATTCAAGAAGGAATGACATTAAGAGATTACTTCGCTAATTCAGCAATGCAAGGAATGTTATCAAATAGTTCAATGTACGATTCTGTAACGGTAAATGGTATCGTTTATTTATCAGAAGAAGCTTATTTAATTGCCGATCAGATGCTAAAACAACGTGAAATCGAAAACCTTTAATTATGGAAACAAAAAAGCAAGAAGCTATTTGTTTAGCTTATGGTAAAGCTTGGGATAAACTTGATTTATCAGTTCAAGAAAATATTTTAAAAGATAAAGGCGGGTATACTTATGAAGTAAATGAGTCTTGGCTATCAAAAAAAATGGGTATTGAATTGGAATTTAAAGGGATATACTGCCGTCCAAAATCATTATCGGGTTTGGAAAATAACCGAGGGTGGATTTCTATTGAAAGTGAAGAGGGTCTTCCGAAAGAATCCTATGGAAATTATCACGTTTTTACCAAAGATCCTATTTATAACAACGGACAAAGGCAGAATATGGAGGAATACTGGCAAAACGATTCAAACAAAAGGCATTGGTGGATGGAAAACGTTACCCACTACCAACCAATTCAAAAACCTAACCCACCAATATTTTAACCTATGGAAACAGATAAAGAAAATTTAACTTTAAAAGAAGTTGTAGGCTATTTGCCTTTTGGACTGAAAGGACATGATAAAAGTAAAGGCGTGTCGTCTGATAAACTTTTAGGTATTTACGGAACAGATGGACATTCTTTGACATTATGTTTCCGAGTTAATAATCACAACACGGTTGATTATGATTGTCGCTTAGATAATTTCATACCTCATTTAAGACCACTTTCCGATTTAACCAAGTCCATAACCCACAACGGAGAAACATTTGTGCCTATTGAAAAATTAAGTGAAAAATGTAGAATGCAACATGAGTTGTTTGGATTGCAAAATACAATTGATTTAAAAGCATTAGATTATCTTAAATTATTACAATGGCATTTCGACATACACGGACTAATTGAAAGAAACCTTGCTGTAAATTTAAACGACTTACCAAATGAATAACCAACAAAAAACAGTTCACGATTTAAAAACCTGGACTGAACACTATCAAAACGTAATTCGTGGTTTAAAGACATGGGAAATACGTTTTAATGATCGATATTATAAAGTTGGGGATATTCTAAACCTAAAAGAATATTTCCCAAATCTAAATGAATTTTCAGGGGAAAGTAAAATGTTTGAAGTAACCCATATTTTACACGGGGGACAATTCGGAATCGAAAAAGGATTTTGTATAATGAGTATAAAACCATTTAAAAATGAATAACCCAACACAACTACTTCCTACTGATTTGATATTGGTGGAAGTGCCGGAAGATGCTTTCATGTTTAAAGTTCAAAAAAGAATATTATCTTATGTATATCCAAATCCTATAGAGCATTCACAAGGGGATTGTAATTTATATGCAGATTTCGAACTACTCGGAGAAGTAACAGCCGATTCAATTTCAAAAGAACTTGATGATTTTTTAAAATATTAATGGTCTTGGACTGAACAGGATTTTAGAGATTTATTACAGTCTAAAGAAATATATTTCGTAAATCCTATTGGTAAAAAACCAAATATTCTGAGAGATTCAGAAAACTCTTGGAGTATTGAAAAATACAAACAATGGCAAGAAGCCGAAAGAAAACTAATAAAAAAAGGTGTAATACTTAAACCAATAAAATTATGAATTTAGTTGACTGCACAGTAACAAAAATATTATCGGAGCCATATTTCGAATACGGAAAATGGTTTATAAAAGTAGAATATAATTGTTATGGTAATTTATCAGAAACCTCTTTGATGTTCAGAGAAAAAGAATATGCAGAAAAAGTATCAGTTGGATATGTTTTTCAAGCCTAAAAATTAATCAGTAATACTTAAAAGATTGTAAGATGAAAATATTTAAATATGGCATAAGTGTTTTTGATAGCCGTCTAAAAGAATACGGAGGATTTAATCACTTTATTGCGGGTAAAATTTTTAGATGGAAATTTTCATACTTTGATATTTATATTAAAAGAAAGTTCAGATTTGAAATAATACACAACAACGATAATCATTATTACGATGGTTATCACAATCACATTTGGTTTGGTTGTGTCTTATTTTCTTATGGAACTTAAAAAACTAAACCACTAACATTAAACAATTGAGTTATGGAAATCGAAAAAACATTTATAGTTGAAAAGGGAAGCTGCCCGAACGAAAAAAGATTCGTTAAAGTTTATTTATGCGGGGAAAGATATTTTTTACATTCCGCTGCAGGAAATATTCAAGAGATAACAAAAGCAGATTTTGAAAAATTAACCAACACTTAAAAAAATAAACAATGAAACGTAAAGAAGCAATTAAGAAATTTAGAAACGGAGAGGTACAAATACATAACGACCTGCTTCCATCAACAAAGGAGATTAAAAAGCTATTGAAAAAGGCTTTTCCGAAAGATGGATATGATTTTACAGATTCATCTTACAATATTTATTATAAAAGTGATTTTAGCAAATGGAATCATAGCAGATATGAAATTGACGGAATAAAAACCGTAAACCTATCCTCAATATCCAAATCAAAAAACAAGCTAAAGAAAAAAGTAAGTGAATTGGCTAAAGATGTGGCTGAATTGAAACAAAAAGATTGGGGTTCAATAATTCCATCAGAACAGACTAAAGATTTAGAATGTGATTTTGAAAATGTGAAGCAAGTATTGGAAATTAACAAGTGGTATAAAAACATTAAAATTAAAGACAGTAATACTTTAATTAATCTTAAAGTAAACAAAGAAGATGAGAAACACGGATACGGATTACATTCAGGTATGTGGTCAAATTCGTGGGGTATGTTAAACTATGAAGATTATATTTTAGCAATCCCCGAAGAAGTAGGACAAGCCTTAATTCAAGAGGCGAATAAAAGAGGTTTTGTAGATGGAGTAAGCTTTTGTTCAATATTAGAAAAAAATGTTTGGACATTATCGGGAGATATAGAGTTTGTTTATAATGAAAAAGAAAATACTTTAGAAATGTGGTCAAATCTTGCCGAAACAAAACACGATAATTACAAAGATAATTCAAGAGGAAAAAGTGATGTATTCATAAATGGAATTTGGGCAGAAATAATCGAACAACCAAAAGAAGAAACACCAATTAAGGAAGAATAGGTAATTGATTGGGATAAACCGCAATTTGTTATTAATGATTATGGCCGTTTAATATTAACAAATGGAACGCATTTAGGGGGTATGTTTTATGGACAAATGTTAAATGATAAAAAAAACAAATCAATTGAATTTTGGGCTAAAGAAATGTTCAAACCATTCAAAGGAACACTAACCATTAATCAAGAGTAAGATGAAATATAGAATAATTCAATATTATAACCACTTCACAGTACAAAGGGAATATAAAGAAAAAAAATACTCAAACATAATATACGAGATATTTGGAATATTTGGTAAAGAATATCAAGTTTGGAAGAAATTGGATGAAAGGGGTTTGAAATATATTAGCATAATTCAGAATATGCCAAAAAAATATAGTTCCGAATCAGAAGCCATAGAGGCAATTAAGGCTTTTAAATTCAATGAAAACCCTAAAATAATAAACGTTTAGTAAAACCAAAACACGCCTTAAAACATCGGGTTATTTTTTTTTGATTATATTTGTAGTAAACTTTAAAAAAGTATGAAAAAAACACTTGGTATTTACATAAGTAACTATAATTTGATTGGTGGAGTTGAGCGTTTCGTTGAAAACTTTTGTAAAAGAATGTCAAAGCATTATCATATTACTTTGCTTTTTGATTGGGTTGAAAATAACCAATTGCTTTTTGAAATATCGGATTATTGTGATGTTGTTAATATTGATAAGAATAAAGTTTATTCATTTGATTACTTTGTAAATTCAACAGCCTGGGGATATTCACCATTCAAAAATATTGAAGCCAATAAAGTTGTTCAGGTTGTTCACGCTGACTACAGGCACGTAATAAGTAATTGGAATTTCAAGTACATAAAAGATCCAAAAACAACACATCATGTTTGCGTTGGGGAAATAGTCAAAGAAGGTTTTGAAGAGGCTACATCTTACAAATGTGATGCGATAATTTATAATCTTTTAGACAACAAAATTAAAGTTCCTAAAAAGAAAAAAAACAAAACTTTAAATCTAATTACCTGCAGCCGTTTATCGGGAGAAAAAGGGTTTGCCAGAATGTTAGAGCTATCAAGCCAATTAGATAAAAAAAATATTGACTATATTTGGAATGTATTTGGAAACACAGAACATCAATTTGCAAAAAAGATTGTTGCAAGTTTTAAAGATAATCCAAAGGTAATATTCAGAGGCGTAACGCGTGAAGCTTTCAAGGAAATAAACCAAGCTGATTATTTAGTTCAGCTTTCAGATACTGAAGGATTTGCTTATAGTATATACGAGGCTATGCAAGTTAAAACACCTTGTTTAATAACACCTTTCGCAAGTGGAAAAGAACAGATAAAGCACGGTGTAAACGGATATATTTTACCGATGAATATGAAAGGCATAAATTTTGAGGAAATATTAAATAAAATCCTAATCGTTCCTGATTTTGAAGAACTCGGAAAAGAGCAAGATTGGATAAATTTATTAGAACAATGAAAAAAGTAAAACTAAAAGTGCTCATACCTTTTCACGATATGGAAAACAACGGAAAAAAAAGAGTAAATAATGAAGAATTTGAATGCTCAGAAAAAAGGGCGTTAGAATTATTTGAAAAGTTGCCAGATAATTACATAAAAATATTATCAATTAAAAAACAATAAAATGAATAAATTTATATTAATAGATATGGGAAACAAAGGTAAACTTTGTGTTTGTACAGAAAGTATAGTTTCAATATGCAATGTGGATGAAAACGGAATGTTAAATGAATCAGGATGTATTGTTGAAACTTTGTCAGGAAGTTATGAAAGTATAGAAACACCAGAAGAAATTTACAAAAGAATAAACTTATAAACAATGAGAAGATCAAATAAAATACTATTAACTATAATGGCTTTATTAAGCCTAATAGTTTTATTTGCATTAACAGGTTGTTCTTCAGAAGAAGAAAACGATAACTGCGAATGCCTAGGACAATTTGGAAACACCGAAACAGGAGAGTACACATATCAACAAACCGACTGCGAAAGAACACCACCAAGTGAGGAATGGGTGTTTATTAAATGCGTCGATAAACCTGATTACTAATGGCATACACACAAGAAAAAAAAGATGAATGCTTCAATTGGATTATAGAACATATTGAGGAGGGAAATGCTTTGATTTCAGCATTGAATACAAACGGAATGCCTAGTAGTTCCACTTTCTATATTTGGTTAGAAGAAACAGACGAAAAAGGTATTAAGACAAAGGAAGCAGAAGATAAATCGAAAAGATACGTGCGTGCGTGCGAGGTTCGTCAAGAAAAAATGCTTGAAGAAATATTAACAATTGCCGATAAACAGTCAGAAGATATTATTCATACTGATTCTGGGGATATTGTTAACCACAATGTAATTAATCGTAACCGATTACAAATAGATGCTAGGAAATGGTATTTGGCTAAAGTTAATCCTTTGAAATACGGAGATAAGAATGAAACCACTTTAAAAGGGGATTCAAACAATCCAATTTCAATTATTAGTTTAGGTTCTGGAGTTAATCCAGAAGAAAAATAACGCTTAAGGTTTAGTTGAAATTAACATTTAATGTATTTTGTATCAAAAATTGCCGTGTTAAGACAAAATATTTTGATTTACTAAATAAAAAGTAACGCTAAAAGTTCCAAATGAAGTTATTGCCAAAACAAGAACACGCCGTTTACTATCTTAAAGATAATTCAACCAAAGAGATTCTTTACGGTGGTGCGGCAGGAGGTGGAAAATCTGCTTTAGGTTGCCTTTGGTTAATAGAAATGTGCCAACGATACCCAAATACAAGGTGGTTGATGGGTAGGTCAAAGTTAAAAACACTTACCGAAACCACATTAAACACTTTCTTTGAGCAAACGAATAATCTTGGAATAGGTTCGCAATTCAAATACAATGCTCAAAAATATATTATCTATTGGAACAATGGTAGTGAGATAATACTAAAGGATTTATTCTTATATCCATCAGATCCAAACTTTGACAGCTTGGGTTCATTAGAAATTACAGGAGCTTTTATTGACGAATGCAATCAGTTAAGCTATAAGGCGTGGCAAGTAGTAAAGTCAAGGATACGTTATAAGATATTAGAATTAGGAATTATACCAAAGATGCTTGGAACTTGCAACCCTGCGAAGAATTGGACTTATAAGGAATTTTATAAACCAAACCGAGATAAAACAATTGAGCCTTATCGAAAATTCATTCAGTCATTGCCAACAGATAACCCACATTTGCCAGAAAGCTATTTAACTTCTCTTTTAGAATTGGATAAGAACAGTAAGCAAAGGCTTTATTATGGTAATTGGGAATACGACGACGATCCTGCAACTTTAATTGAACAGGATGCAATATCAGACTATTTCAACCCTACTCATTTAACACCATCGGGTTATAAGTATATGACAATAGATGTTGCTCGAAAAGGAAAAGACAAAACAGTATTTAGGATTTGGCACGGTTGGTTGTGCATACACCGTTACGAGATACTTAAATCTGGAATAGACCAGATAGTAAAGCAAGCAAAAGAATATCAGATTAAACACCAAGTTCCAAACTCAAATACTATTGCTGATGAGGATGGTGTTGGCGGTGGTGTAGTTGATTATTTGAAATGCAAAGGATTTATAAATAACTCAAGACCTTTGAATGATGAAAATTATGATAACCTTAAATCTCAATGTACATTTGTTACAGCAAAAAAAATAATGATGCGAGAGGCGGGAGAAATTACTAATGATAGTTCAATTGTAGAAATGACATCTGAAGAAATGGAACAAGTAAAGCAAAAGGATTTAGATAAAGATGGTAAGATGGGAGTTATTCCAAAGGACAAAGTTAAAGAGATGTTAGGACGTTCTACAGATGATTGGGATTCAATTATGATGCGAGCATATTTCGATCTTAAACCATCAACAAAAGTACGTTCAACAACAACACATTCAAACCGTCCAAGATGAGTTTCAATTTAGCATTATCAAAGCTTTCAGAAGAGCAGTTTATGTTTTTGATGAAAAACGGAAAACGTTCATCCATAATAAATAATTTCGATTTTGAGAGTTTAACGGAATTTTCTTTTAAATTTGTAAAGAAAAGGATTCCAGAATTATTTAAAAGTGGTAACTTTGAAAGGGTTATAGTTGAGGCTTTTAATGATAGGGGGATATTGTTCTTTGATTGCGATGTTAATTTTATCGATAACAACGAATTGCTTTATTTCATATTTTGGATTAAGGATGAGTTGGAATTATGGGGGAAACACGAACAGCAATATTTATCAGGAGAACCTAACTTTGATTTACTTGCATCAGGAATAAATGAATTGGATCAATTTGGTTTATTGAATGTAATTGATAGTTTAGCAGGTGGAGATATCACAAAGCACGAACAAATTTGGAAAATGAAATACGGTCACATATTCGACAAACAATGGAAGTCAATAATTGAAGCAAAGATTCAAAAGAAGTTAGCAAAGCAACAATCAAGTAAAACAAGATAATTATGGAAAATAAAGAAATCATTTTCGGAACCAAGGTATTGAAAGCTAAAAAATATAAATTCAAATCAATTTCAATTAAAGGCACAAATCAAAAAGTAATGACTTTAAAAGAAGTTAAAATATAAAGCTATGGATAACTTATCAAGGGATGTATTCGGAAATGTAAGCTTCACAAAACAGTTAAAAGAAAACAAATCGTTTTCGGCTGCCAAAATGAAAGTGTATCATAGCTACAATTGCGTAGATTATATTAGCTGTTTTTTGTTTTGCAAATATTATCCATTTGAAAACTTTAAAAATATTGATTTTAAAATATCATTAAACTAATGGATATAGTTAATTTTTTTCAGCAACAAGTAGATAAATGGAACACCGAAAACAAATGCGGTTTGTGTTGGGATTTCTCGGCTCCATTAATTGAAAGTGCGACCAACATAGTACAACCAACAGCAGGAAAAGAATGTTGTGTTAAAGTGATGCTGTTGCGTCAAAACGTTACGGCATTTTCAACAACCAACAATTACGATACAACCACACAATTATTGAGAACTCAAAGTTGTAACACTTCATTTCAATTATTGGTTTTATTCGATTCTAAATTAGGATTGAATATGTACAACGAAATTAAAGGTCATCCAACATCAGAAAGCGTTTGGGAAACCAAATTAAGCATCATTGAGGAATGCATGAAGTGTGATGCCAATTTAGACTTTTGCGAGTTCTTGGGTACGCCTTATAAGATTACGCAATGGTCAGGACAGCAAGTTATAAATTTTCAAAATAGTAATTATGTTGGTTACAGGATTAGTGTAACGTTTCAAAAAAATAATTGATTATGGCAATGGTTTTATTTTTATTATTTATGTTGATAGTAATATTTAATGGCAACGAATGATAACCGTATCTGATGAATTATTAACCCAAACATTGCAGGAGGTTGTAGATACCTTCCTTATACCTAAATTCCTTTCGCTAGGAATGAACGCTTCGGGGAGTTGGATTAATGCTTTGCGTGTTGAAGTAGTAAACGGAACAGGATACATAAAAGGAAAAGATTATACGTATTACTTGGTTAATGGACGTGCAGGAGGAAATAAACCACCAATTACTCCATTGATAAATTGGGTTCAACAAAAGTTAGGCAAGTCCGGACGTGAGGGAATAGGAATAGCTTACGCAATTCAAAACAAGATAGCAAAAGAAGGAACAGATTACTATCCAAGCGGAACGGATTTGTTGGAAGTTTTGCAAAGCAAAGAAGTAACACAATTCATTTACACCCGAATAGGCGAAAACATATCAGGTCAATTACAATCAGAAATTAAAAGGCGTTTAAAAAATACTTTCAAAAATGGCAGTTAGCAAATTAAAGATAACATTTCGTCAAAACCTTATTGTTGGCAGTACGGTTTCCTTTAACTTTAAACAGGTAAGTACAGGGATTGAAAGTCCATTAACCTTTACCTGGGTTGTATTAAGGTCAAATCCTTACGAGGTCACAAAATCAACAGCTACAATACCTACAGGATTCCCTTCTGCAGATGCTTTTAAAGATGCTTTCGAAATAGATCAGCCATTATATCCAATTAGTATAACAACAGGTAGAAGTTCTTCTTTTGTTATAATAACATCAGATAACGATGATATTACATTTAGCGGGGGAACATCTAGCTATCAAGAGGGTCAAAATGCTTTGGTCGATTTCGAAATAACAAGAAACGAAGGTATAACCGTATCAGGAATAGAAAGCGATAATTATTTAATAAACAATGAAATATTATTGGGTATGTCAGTACCTGAAGAGATTACAAGATATAGCTTGACACTTACCAATTTAAACAATGGAAAGTTTACAAGGACATTTGTGTTATATACAAGCAATTCAAAAGCAAATCCAAACATTCAGCCAATATTAAAATCATTGTTTGACTATCCTAATATAAGGAATCAAAACAGATTCCAGATAAACATACAAGCGTATAATGGAAATATCTTGATACATATGGCAACCATAGTTAAAAACTTCATACGAGGGGGGAATAGAACGGAACTGACAAACCAAAACATACCGTTAGGAACAATATTAAGACCATCAATTAAATTGCCTATATGGGATGGATTCCCGACAGATGAATATTTCCTTGATGTTGATGGTACTATTCAAATAAGACCATTTGCGCAGGTTGAATTAGCCTTAAAAGACTTTAGGAGGGTAAAGGGATGCAACAATATTTACTTTAGATATCTAAATCAAAAAGGTGGCTATTCAAATTGGCTATTTGAAAGCTATTCAAACCCCGAAACAAATTCAAACCTTGGTGCATTCGTAAGGGATAACAACATTGAAGATTTAGGAAATGAAGTTGATAATTCAATTAATGTTTATTCTAAAGTACCACAGGAATATTATGGACTTATAAAGGATTTATTCGTAAGTCCTGAAATATATGTTTGGCAGGATCTAAGATGGAAAAGGGTTTCTTCAGGAAAGAATACTTCTGATTACGAACCCGCTAAAAGAGCCTATGCGGTAAAGGCTAAATTCGATATTGAAAACAGATACAATCCAAGTTTGCTATGGTCGAATTAATCATAAATGGAAAATCAATTGAGCTTTTAAAAAAGGGTCAAGATATCAAATACACCAGGCAGATAGCGGATGTCTTTGATATTGCTTCGGTTTCATCTTCCTATACAAATTCATTCAACATACCAAAGACACCAAAAAACACAGAGATATTTGAACATCTTGGAATAGTTGGGGACCAATCTACAATTCCATATACAAAGATACCAGTTACCGTAAGGAATCAAGGTTTTGATTTGATAACCGAAGGTTGGCTTAATGTTTCAGATACAACGGAAGTTTACAGGATATCCATAATTGATGGAATGGTAGATTTTTTTAAAGCAATAGAAAACAAGACACTTGGAGTAGATTTGGATCTTTCAAATTTCCAGCATACCAAATCAATGGAAACCATAATAAACTCATTCGACAATGAATATTATAATTACATTGTGGCTGACTTTGGGGCAAAGAACTTTATAGTGAGTTTCTTTCCTACGGAGTACGCAATAAACATAGATTATCTTGTTCCTTCTTTCAGCGTAAAGAAGATTATGGAACTTATATTTTCAACGTTCGGATATACTTATGAATCGGAGGAACTTGATAACTTCATGGATGGACTTTTTATTACCTATCCAACACCTCCTTTATTTGAAAGTACAGATTCTGATTTGATAGCTACTTTGAACAAAGAGTCTTGGAGTTCTAATCAGTTTCTACAGCAGGGTAGCAAATACTATATTCCTTCAGAACAGAATTGGGATTCATCAACAATTACAGAGGGGGCACTTGTAAACGATAGGATTTATTCGATTCAGCAAACAGACACCTATACATTGGATATAAGCGTTGAGGCTTATGCTTTATACACAACTTTCGGTGATGCTTACAGACCATGTATAGTTGATGTTTATAAGAATGGGGAAACAATAATATCATTTGAAACAAATCCAAATGAACCTGTTCAAAGACAACTTAACATATTCCTTCAGGCAGGGGATCAAATATCTATATTGATGTACGTAACGGTATTCAGCTACGGAACAGGATTTGATTATAAGGTGCTGAACAGCTTTAGGCATAATTCAACTGTATTTCAATTTTCAAGGGTAACACAGGGGGATGTAAACCCATCAAACGCATTTAAGACATTCAAGATAAAAGACTTTTTCAAGGAAATGCTTTACAGGACAGGACTAACGCCATTTGCCGACAACATCACCAAGAAGATAACATTCATTCCAATATCACAAAGGATAGATACGCAAAATGCAATCGATTGGACTGATAAATATGTTAGGCGTAAGAAAGAGATCTACCTAAAGAACAGCTACGCACAAAAGAATCTGTTCAAGATGAAGTATAACGATGGTTACGAAAATATCAACGACGGTATCATAAACGTTAACAACAAAAACATTGAAGAGGAAAAAACATTAGCCACTTCCTTGATGTATTCCCCGATAGATGGTACTACAGAATTCAGACCAATATCGGGGGCAAGGATTTCAACAGCAATATTGCCTATGTTCACAAAAGAACTTTCAGAGGGTGATGATGGAGATCCTATTATTGAATACAAGAAAATGGATAACCGTTTCTATCTTATCAGAAGAAACACTGTAACGGATAGGGCGTGGAAATTAAAGAGCGAAATAGTACCGGATGAAGATATAGTTGAACAGATACATTTTGCGACAACTGAAAGAACGCTTTTGGGTCAATTGATAAGTGAAAACTTTTCAGCATACGAAAAGATATTCAACAACTTTAGAAGCCATGATATAGAGATTGCAATAGGACTTGAAGAAATATTAAATCTAGACCTTACGCGTGCGTATTATTTCAAACAGGAAGCAGGATTCTATATTTTAAACAAACTTCCATATCAGGATGGAGAAACACAAACAGGCGAGTTCGTCAGAATAAATCAATAAGATGGAAGAAGAAATAAATTTAGCAACGTTCCAATTTGACACGGCAAAACTTGAAAGCAGTTTGAACGCCTTGCAGGATACAATGTTCGCGTTAAAAAAAGAGAATCAGGAATATACAGAACAGATGAAAGCCGTTCAAAAGGCTACTTCTGATTTGACAAAAGAGCAATTGAGGTTAATTGGTTCAGGAGAAGAACTATCTGAAGAATACAAGCAAAATGAAAAACTTTTGGTTGATTTGAACGAGGCTGAAAAACAGCTGTACAAGAATCAGCAGAACGTAATAATTTCTCAAGGCAGGGTTAGGCAGGAAATAACAGCCACAACTACACAGTTAAAGGCTTATATGAATGCAGAGGCACAGCAAACCACTTTAATTGAAGCGGGTAATAAAGCCTTACAAACACAAATAACCAATAAAAACAGCGCAAGGGCAAGCAATACAGAATTATTAAGGGTTGCAAACCAATTAAATCCAGAAATAAAAGAGGAAGCTGAATTATTAAGCCAATTAAACAAGAGGCTTGATGAGAATAATGCATTTATAAAAAATAATTCATCAGCTTATGAAAGACAAAAGATAGGCATAGGCGACTATACATCAGGAGTTAAAGAGGGAATATTGCAAACTGGATTATTTGGAGGCAAATTGCAAGGTGTTACACAGATATTTCAAAGCTTTTCGCCTGTTTTCAATACCCTAAATGCCGACATAAAGAATACCATAAACCAAATGAACATATTTGGCTCAAGTACTCAGACAGCAGGAACACAGGCAACAAATACAGCAGAAGGAACACAGCAATTAACAATAGCTCAAAAGGCTTTAGCTGGTGGTTTGAATATCGCTACAGGTGCGGCACGTGTTTTTACATTGGCTTTAGCGGCAACTGGAATAGGTTTGATTATCGGTGCAGTTGTTTTGCTGATTGGTTACTTTAAAACATTCGATCCAGTTGTGGATGCTTTGGAACAGGCATTTTCAGCAGTAGGTGCGGCGGTTCGTGTTTTCCAACAGGCTTTGGTTTCAATATTTTCATCCTTGCAGAACTTGGGTAAATTTTTAAGCGACCCTATTGGAAGTTTAAAGGATTTGGCAGGCGCAATGGGAGAGGCGGCAAGTGCGGCGGCAGACCTTAAAGAACGCCAACAAGAGTTGGAAGATGCACAAAGGATTCAATCGGTTGCCAATAAAAGACAGGAGGGGGAAATAAATAGATTGCTATTACAGGCAAAGGACAGAGCAAAATCAGAGCAGGAAAGAATCGATTTATTAAACAAGGCAGAAAAGATAAACCAAGACAACTTCAAACAGAATAAGAAGCTTTCACAGGAGCAGACCGAAACGGCAATTGAGGCTTCAAGGATAGCCGGACAACTTACGGAAAAGGAAGTTAAAGACCTTCAAAGGATTGGTACTGCGTACGCTCTTAAATTATTGAATCAGGGTAAGATTACGGAGGAAGAAGTAAAATTAATTGAGGATGCAGAAAATACAAAGATTGAAATATACAACAGGTCAACGGCCGAACAGGAAAAGATACAAAACAAAAGAAACCAACAGATTGAAAAACAGGAGGCAGAAGCCAAAAAAATAGCAGAGGAAGAAGCAAAACGCCAAGAAAAGGCAATCGAGGATGCTAAAAAAAGAATGGAGGCTTCTATAAAGGCAATGCAGACAGAACTTGATTTATATATTGAAAGCCAAGGCGAACGCAAGAAGTCAATGGAAGACCAATTAGCCATTGACAGCGAAGTAATGCGACAGTCTTTAGCCATAAATAAGGCTGAATATGATGCAAAGAAACTTACGAGGCGTGAGTTTGAACTTGCCAATCTTGAAATACAGAATGAATTTGCATCAAAACAGATTGAAGCCACTATTGAAAATGCAAATATTGAGTTTGAACTTTTCAAGTTAAACAACCAAAGGAAGATTGATGAAAACCAATTCTTTAGTGATGAACTTTATAATCAGGAATTAGAGCGCATAAATAAGATTGCCGAAGCCGAAGCGCAACAGCAGACATTAAAATTACAGAACGGTTTAATTTCAGCACAGGAATATAACCTTGCCATTGCAACAATTGACGAGAATCAAAGGATAGCTAATGAAGAAGCCGAATCTACAAGGGAACAGGCTAAAAAAGACCAACAGGCGGCAGATTTAATTATTCAGGATGAACTAAATGCAGAGCGTTTTGAATATGACCTTGCTTTGCAGATGGAACGTTATAATCGTGAGTATGCCGAACGAAAAGCACAGGCAGTTAAGAACGGAGCTGATATTCTTGCCTTTGAACAGGCAGAGGCTTTAAAGAAGAAAGCAATTGAAAAGGATGTTCAGGACAACAAATTGCAATTGGCATCAAACACGCTTAATAACCTTGCATCAATATTAGGAAAGGAAAGCGCTGCAGGAAAAGCTGTTGCAGTTGCACAGGCAACGATTGACACATATAAGGCGGCAACTTCTGCTTATTCAGCAATGGCGGGTATTCCTGTTGTGGGTCCTGTACTTGGAGGAATAGCGGCGGGAGCGGCGGTTGTTGCTGGACTTGCAAATGTTAAGAAAATTGTTGCAACAAAAGAGCCAACGGTAGCTAAAGCACCTGGATACGCTTTAGGGGGTAAGATTGTTGACGGTTTGCCAATATCAAGAGCAAACGGAGATAATGTTTTGATTGCCGCCAAACGTGGAGAGGCAATATTGAATGAATCACAGCAAAGGGCAATAGGAGCTTCTAATTTAGCAAGTGCTGGCGTTTCAGGATTCTCGGCAAGCGGAAGTTCATTTGTTCAGAATGAATTAACGAATACTGCAAACAATCAGGCAATGGCTGAAATGATAGCTGATGCGGTTCAGATAGGAGCTGAACGTGGCACAGCTTCGGGTTCTGAAAAAGGACTTACAAATTTATCGGACAATAGACAAATAATGGAAAATGCAAAGTTTTAAAAAGAAAATAGTATCTTTGGTAAATATTGGAATTGATCCAATATTTGAGGGAATTAATAATTTAAATCATCCTAACATTGATGTTGAAATATTGGCGAAGGAACGAATGAAAACTTGTATAGGTTGCCCGATGTATGTAGATGAACCTATTTCATTTTTAAAGGTAATTGACAAATCAATTCCAGAGTTATCAAATAAGATGTGCGATTCGTGCGGTTGCACTTTGAGTTATAAATTAAGACAATCAATTGAAACATGCGATAAATGGGAAAAGTAGCAGACTACATTTCAAAGAATATAAAAAGAATAAACCACGATATTAAGATTGGTTTGATTCCTTTATCAGTGATGCAAAACTATGAAATTTATAAGCTTTACTTATCTGTTTCAGAATATGAAAGCAAGCCAATGAAACGTTATTCTATTGTTGCAGATAGGTGCAAGATAAGTGTTTCAACAGTCAGGAAGTCAATTAGGGAAATGCAAAAGAATACATAATTAATTTAAAATAAAGGAGAATAAAAAACCACTCGTTATTGAGTGGTTTTTTTTATATAAGGAACATTGCAAGGATTATTTTCATAAAACTTTTCGGCATCAATTTTATCTTGTTGCATTTCTGAAACTTGAATTTGAAGTAAAATAAAATCATCTATACGTTCACTTGTTTTTTTATAAGCTAAATCTTCCAATTGTTTATCACATTTGGTATTGTAAAAATAATATAAAACTTCGTATCCTAAATTAAATAAAAACTTCATATATTTTAAATTAAATTGATACGGAAACTCTTTTTCCGTTTAATGTTATCTCAATTGGTTTTCCGTAACAATTTTTAAGTAAAGTATCTACTGTTTTTTCTAATATAATTTTATCCTTATTTGTTTTTAATAAGTATTTTAGATTTTCATCGTTTGATTTTACCAAGTACTCATCAGAAAAATGTCTATACATTTCCAATATACTTTTGATAGTTTCAGAAATACAAAATAATATATTTTTCATTGTGTTGTTTGTTTAAATATTATGACAACGAAAATACAAAATAATATTCTATTACATACTAATTTTATAAAAATTTTATTATGCACGAGATTAAGATATACGGTGAGGTAATTCCATTTGAAGATGATTTCTTTTCTGAAAGCGGATATGTAAATCTTTCAAGCGTTCAGAAACAATTAAAAGAAGCCGAAGGAAAGGATATTAAGGTCAGAATTAAATCTTTCGGTGGTGATGTTGGAACAGGATTCGATATTTATACCGAATTAAGAAATTACGCAAAGAATAATGATGCAAAAGTAATTACTTACGGAGAAAGTCAGTTAGCTTCAATTGCAACTGTTATGTTCTTAGCAGGAGATGAAAGGATTTTAGCAGGTCATTCAGAGCCTTTTGTGCATAATGCTTGGTGTTATACAGAAGGAGATTCAAAAAGGTTAACACGTGTTGCTGCTGAATTATCAGAATGTAATAATAAAATAGCACAACATTACGCATTGCATACGGATTTATCTGTTGAAGAGGCTTTGCAATTGATGGAAGACGAAACAACCATTAGTTTGGATGAAGCTGTAAAAATAAGATTTGCCACTTCAATTGAAGAAGTCTTAAGACCTGTTGCATTAAAAAGATTTAATACTAATAAATTAGATACTGATATGAATAAGAACAAAAAAACGCCAGGTATTATGGCAAAAGCGGAAGCCTTTCTAAAGTCTGTTGGACTTATGGCTGTAAACAAATTGGTTATGACAGCCGATGAAAAAGAAGTTGATTTCTACGAACTTGAAGAAGATGAAGTTGTAGAAGTTGGAGCCAATGCTCGAATCGACGGACAAGATGCTTCTGGAAGCTACGTAATGAAATCAGGCGAAACTTATGTTTTTGAAGCAGGGGTTTTAACTGAAATCATCGAAGCATCAGATGAAACCTTAAGTGAATATGCCGTTGCATTGCAAGCAGAAATCGACACTTTGACGGCTCAACTTGAGCAAGTGGTTAACGCTTCTGCAAAACAGATTGAAACATTGACTGCTGAAAATGCTAAAAAAGAAACAATCATAAATAACTACAAAAGTATTGTTTCGGCGTCTGCTCCAAAAGGTGGGGAAAAAGCAAAAGAAAAAGAAGTTGCAAAAGGGAAAAACAACTTTTCAGATGCAATTGCTAAATTATCAACTAATAAAACTAAATAAGAAATGGCATATATCGACAGCTTAAGCACGATTCTTTCAGGACTTAACGGATTGACCGAAACTGAAAAAATGACTATTGCAAATTTGATTTATACTCAAACATTTGCGGTTAAAAACATTAAGGATACACACCCTAACTTTCCAGAAGTGAGGTCAGGAAGCAAATTACCTATCCTTCAAGATGAAAATGATTTTGGTGCTTTCCCTTTTACGGAAGGAAATTGTACTTTACCATCTTGTGATATTACAGATAATTGGTCAACATACACTTGGACGTTAGGTCAAATTGGATGTGAACTTACAATCTGTATGGAGAACTTCAGCAATGAGTTTTTGATTTTCTTTGATACTTGGAAAAAAATGAATTCTGATGATATTAATTCAGCAGTAGTTCAATTCATTATCGAAAGATTCCAAAAGAAACATTTCAACGCTGAAATCAGGGTTGCTTATTTTGCTGATTCAGAATCAACAGATCCTTTAATCAATGGTTATGATGGTTTCTTTGTTCAATTAGATGCAAGAGCAACGGCTGAAAACAGAGTTGACATTACTGAAAACTCAGGCGGTACACCTTCTGCACAGAATATTGCAACAGGACAGGATCTTTACGACTACCTTACAGAAATGTATAATAAGGCAGTTGTTCAACCTTGGTTTGACCCTACCAATATGGTTTGGAGAATGGATAGGGGATTAGCTATGCTTTTAGCTGGATTCCTTAATACAGCTTCAGACAAATCACTATACAATTGCGATTGTATCGATGTATCAAAAATTACTCAAGCTAGATTGTTTGTTTGGGATAACCTACAAGTGTTCGGTATTCCAATCGAGCCTATGCCATTTTTGGATGCAATGAAATCTGTTGAAGAGCTGTATGACCCGGCAACAGGATTGTATGTTGATAAAAACAGAATCATTTTAACTCGTAGAGAAAATATGATTTTGGGTTACGAAACAGAAGATACCTTGAAAAGATTCAAAGTAGGTTATGATGAAAGAGAAGATGAAATCTATGTAAAAGGGGCAAGTCTTTTCGGAGTAGGTGTGCCTTTGGATTCATTTATTTTAGCAGGAATGGGTGCAACACCTCCATCAGTTTAATCTTTAAAAAATAAAATACTATGGCTTTAACAAGTATTTGTGGAACATTAACGGCAGGGCAAGATAATTCTTGCCTTACCGTAGTTCAAAGAAAATATTATCAGCAATTGGTTTTAATCAATAGGAGTTCTATCGACCCCGATTCGATTGTTGTAACCGTTCCTACCGAAGAAGCTCCTGAATGTGCATACAATGTACAATTCTCATTGAAAGATGGAGAAACAGGATATAGATTTACTGCCAACGAAAGCGGTTCATCAATAAAAGGCTTCTTTGACAAATCACGTGACGATAACGGGAACCTGCAATACAATCATCAGGTACAGGCTTTGATTATGAACGTGCTTGAGGAGTCAAAATGTATCCTTTCCGCTTTGGATAAAGGAAATTTTGTTGCAGCACTCCAGAACGGAAACACAATTGAGATTTTCGGATTGTACAATGGACTTACCACAGGGGATTATACTTTCGATACCCAAGAGGGTGGAGGCGGTACTTTGATTACGCTTTCAAACTTGGAAGATAATCAAGAATCATTCTTGCCATTCGTTTATAAATCAAATCCTGCGGGTTCAGAGATTGCCGATTTTGATGCGAACTTTTCTAATGAAGCTCCAAGCGTATAATGGATATTCAAGAACTGATATTAATAAATAGTGATAAGGTTAGGAGAGATTCTAACCTTATGGCTTTTTATATAGAATCGTTTTATACTGTTTTTGGAACACGCCCTAACTGTGCCGGATGTACGTTTTCAAGTGATTGGAAAAAGTTTGTTTCAAAGGTAAAAAATGGTGTAAATTTAGTAACTTTAAACACCAAAGAAATCAAGATGAAAAATACTTTCAAATTAAAGAAAATACAGAATAAGATATTTGCTTATCGTATTGATAAAAGGACTTTCAGAAGCTACGATAATAACTTTACAGAAGAGTTCGTTAAAAACTTTCTGACTTACGGAACACCTGAAGAAATTGAAAAGCGTAAGGAATTGTTTTCTGTTCTGCCTGAAGAAGAAGAAGAAAAAGAAAAAGAAACCGCAACGGAAACAGTTATAGCAAACGGTGATAATGAAATAACAGCCAATGTACTAAATCCTATATTGGATGAAATCATTGAAACTAAACAAGTTATTCCTGTAAAAAAGGAACGAAAAAAAAGAACGACTAAACCTAAAAACTAATGTCTACATCTATTCGTGCCACTCTTATAGAATTATTCTCCAGAATCATACCCTTGAAAGAGGATAAAAAGGATGGGGATGTTTATTGGAATGATGTTGATAACCTTTATCCAAACAGGATTGAAAGGATAGTCAACAACAGTCCGACCGCATCACGTGCATCCAGGATTATGGGTAAATACATTTCGGGTAAGGGATTAGTTTTGGAAAGCCAGGACGTTATCGTAAACAAGGCTAAAAACTACAAACTTTCAAATGTTATTTCTATATGTGGTCAGAATATGGCAAAGCAGGGTGGAGTTTTTATTCACGTTGGCTTTGGTTTAAATGATGATTTGACAGGAGTTGTTGCCCGTTCTCTTGATGTTTTGGATTATACTAAATGCCGTATAGCAAAAGAAGATGATGATAAGTATGATGGCAAGATATATTACCGTGATTACTGCGAAAAAAAAACATTCGGAAACAACAAAAAGACAGATGAAAAATGGTTCTATCCTTTCAATAAGAATAAGGATGTAATATTGGCACAGATTAAGTCTGATTACGAAGAAAAAAAAGGTGAACCTACCGAAAATATAGCTGAAATGCTACCTTATTACAAGGGCCAGGTTTTTTATCTTAACCTAACTCCGGAGTACAAATATGCTTTAGCGCCAATCGATCCAAATTATAACGATGCAGATACTGAATATCGTATTTCACTTTATGAGAATCGTGAGGTAAGAGGAGGTTTCTTGGGAAAAACTGCAATTATTACTCAAGGTATCGATGAAGAGCAGATAGATGCGGTTAATAAAAACATTTCCTTATGGATGGGTGCGGATGGAGAAGATACGGAATCATTATTTAGACTTGATTTGGCAACGGCTGAAGATATTACTAAAACAATGCACGTACTTCAGCTTAAACCAAACCTTGACCCCAAATTGTTTTCAGAAATGAAAAAAGATTTAAAGGTTTCCATTTTGGGCGCATTCAATTCTATTCCTGAAATACTTGTTTTATCAAATTCAGGAACACTTTTCGGTACATCGGGAGAAGCTTACGAACAGGCAAAGATTTTCTACAACGAGCAGACCGAAGACGAAAGATGGAAGCTTTCAGAAACCCTTACTTATTTAGGTTTTCCTTGCGAGATTAAGCCAATAATTCAAAAAGAAATATTAATTCCAAGCCTTTAAAATTATGTTAGTAAAACTAGATTATAATTGCATAGGACAGGTTGCACAGCATTGTGACAATGAAAAACTTTGCATTGCTGAAAACGAGGCTTTGCAATTTGATTTATCACAGCTTTATTGTTCGTTTTGGAGTGATGTTTTGGATATATGGAACGAGATTTTAGCCTATGAATTGGCTCTTATAGAATGTGAAGAAGATCCTGAATGCGATACTCCACCAGACCAACCGATAGACTACGAATTGAAGCGTAATTTAATATTAGGAGGAACTTATGATAATTGCAAGGGTAAGACAATCAAACATCAAGGGGTTAAGACTGTTTTAATATACTATTCATACTCACGTTATTTAATAATTAACGGTTATTCAGATACGGCTTCAGGATTGGTTCAAAAAACAAATGATTTTTCCTTGCCTGTTGATTTGAAGCAATTGCAAATGTACGCGGATAAATACCGAAACATGGGTAAAATTGCATTTGATGGTACATTGCATTTCCTTTGTGCCAATAAAACTACTTTCGATTGGTTCGATGCAAAGGAATGCGGATACTGCGGTTGCGGTTCTGATAAATGCGGAGGCACAAAGGCAAAGGGTTACGGTTTCAGGAGTTCAAACATTAGCAAGCCAAGAAGATGAGTTGTGAACAGTTAAGGCAGGGATTGAATTTGGATTGCGTGAGCGTTTCAAAGAAGTACTATCAACAGGTGGTACTTGTAAACCGTGCCGATATTTTAAATAAACGTATTGTCACTTCACGAATAGATATAGAAGAAAACTATGATTGCTACAACAGGGTTTTTTTTAATCTAATTGATAGCCGTTCAGGTTTCAGGTTTACAATAAACGAAAACTCAAGCAGTATATTCGGGACTTTCGAAAAGACAATGATCGAAAACATACCGCAATATAATCATTCTGTTAATATCGTTGTTTTGGGAGTTTCAGAGGCTATAAAATGTTTGTTCACACAATTGGACTATTCAGATTATTTTGCCGTTTGTCAGTACTACGATGGTACGATTGAGGTGTTTGGTTTTGAGTTTGGATTGTCTACGGCAAATTATAATTATGACCCACATAATGGAAGCGGTGGAGCTGTAATAAAGCTTAATTCACTAAATGATTCTTTGGAGGATTTACCGCCACTAATCTATAAATCTTCACGTGATACAGAGCAGGAAGATTTCGACAATAATTTCCAAGATGTTATCTTTGACATCAACGGAGATTTCAATAATGACTTTAACGATGATTTCAATAATCAGGAAATAATATGACAGAGCAGGAAGTTTTAGACTTGATAAACGCTTTCATTGTAGCCAACGGTAACAATGAGATAACGGCAAACGTGCTAAATCCTATATTGGAGGAAATGGTAAAACAGCCTAACCTTCTTATTGGTGTATTGTCACAGCTTCAGACAGCTGACCAGACTAATTTGGTAAATGCCATAAATGAGGTTTATAATATGTTTGGCACAATATCCGATGCAGGAATAAGGCTTTACGAGGGTACAAACAATCCTAATACAACACCACCAGGAGAATATAATATTGCAGATTTCTACATAGAAAAGGACTTGTTGAACAACCCTGTTAAGCTATGGCAATATAACGGTATTATTTGGGTGTCTATGTTGACAATATATGACATAATTAATGATGGATTAACAGGTACAAATACAACTTGGAGTAGTGATAAAATAGTTGATGAAATATCTACTGCTGTTGCAGGTGCGGGAACAGTAACAGAAGTTACTGGAACAGATGGTGTTACGGTTGCCACAGGAACAACCACGCCTATAATCGGGTTAGGGAACATAACACCCGATTCCGTTTCGGCAGTCGGAACTGTTGGGGGCTCAAACCTATCGGGAACAAATACAGGTGATAATTCACCCAACACAAACGCCAACGGTTACGCTGATTCAAAAGTACAGGACAGCATATCGGACGGAACAACAGACAAAGCGCCAAGCCAAAACGCTGTATTCGATGCTTTGGCATTAAAGGAGGATATAATCGATTATATGCAACAGCATTTCTTTGATTTTTCATTCAATACAACTCTTGCTACTTATCCCATGAACATATCGGCTTTTGCAAGTGGAACACTTGCACAAACATCCGGTTCGATTGATCCCGCATTAAGGCTTACCCGTCCTAGCGATATTTTGGAGTGTTGGACTATAAGGGGTAATGCTTCAAATGCCAATACTGGTTATTCTGTAGGTGTATCGGGAAACAATCCTGTCTATGTAGGTAGCGTTATGTTCTTTGTAATAAATGTTTGCCAGCTAACAAACGTAAAAGGGCGTTTTGGTTTGGTAGAATTGCAGGGCACAAATCCAAACGACCCATCTCTAAACGGCATATATATCGAAATAGTTGACAATCAGTTATCGTTTAGCTGTTCTTTGACATCTACCGTTAGCACAGCTGCGCCTTTAACATTGACAAGCGCCTCGGATTGGCTTTATGTTATGTTCGAAGTAGAATCTGCTTCATCTGTAAGATGCAAGATAAGAAATTTACTCACAGGTGCGGTTGTTTATAATGTTACCGTAACTTCAAACATACCACTTTCCGTAACTGGTTCAAGTTGGAGAGCAGCAAGAATATCATTGAACTGTATAGCTCCTATTGCTACATCAAATTATCTATGCCAATTAGCCAGGGTAATGACATTTTCTAAAAAACCTAACTTCTTAAAATATTTCTGATGAAAAAATATAGAGCGATAAATCCCGATGGTGGATTTGAAGAAAGTTTAGTTAAGGAAGATTTAAACCAATCTTGGGAAATAATTGAAATTGAAATTGAAGACCCAAAATACATACAGGCTGAAACCGAAATAGAATCATTGAGGAATCAGACACGTTCAGAAATATCTTCATTGATATTCGAGCATACTCAAAAACTTATGATGCGGGGCGTTCCAATTCCAGAAGAAATACAGAATGAATATGATTTTAAAAGAAGTCAGTATCAAGAACAGAAACAAGCCATTTATAATAAATATGGCATAACAAACAACCCTTAAATATTTTTACAGATGAAAAGAATTATTTTATTTTTATTATTAGCTTTTAGCTTTTTGACGGCAAAGGCGCAGTATTTTTACGAGCCTGTAACTCTTGATGGCACAACGGTAAATTACGACACGGAAAGATTCATGCACTTTATGGTACTTGATAGCATCACAGAGTACGGTTATGGAAATTGGGATTATCACTTTAGATTATACCCAAAAGAACTTTTAAAAGTAAAGCAGGAGCAGGTTTGGCATTTAAGCGACAGCCTGAATACAAAATTAAATACATCTGATATTTCAAGTTGGGCGAAACAACCATTAAAGCCAATCTATTCTACTTCTGAAATAACAGGATATACAGATCCAATAAATTATACTGCAGGAACAGGTATCGATATTTCATCAGGAGTCATAAGTACAACGGCAAAAAGACAAGAAACCTATTCAGGAACTACAAACGCCAGCGGTCAATATACGGTCGTATTTTCAAATTCCTATTCAGTCGCCCCAAACATACAAGCCAATATTATTGGCGCACCCGATAATCAAAATATTAGGATTACGTCAATAGGCACTACAGGTTTTACGGTAACGGTCAGGAATCGAACCGATGTTGTAGGATTATTGCCGACTTGGAGCAATGTAAACGGCGCTTCTGTAGATGTGCTCATAACACAGAAATGATATGAAAAAAAGAACTACACACGCCTTTACAGCAAAGGCATTTGAAACACCTACCCCAACTTGGGCCAAGAATATGTTTAGAATTACATTTGTATTGACAGGTGCAATTACGATATTCATTGCAGAAACAAACATTGTTGACGAAGGTTTTAAGTATGAACTTATGTTGGGAATTAAATCACTCGATGCTGTTGTATGGGGATTGTCAAAGATGTTCGGAGTAGAGATTGAAAAATAACCTTTAAATAAATTGAAATGAAAACTTACATTGAAGTAGACGCTACACCAGCACAAAAAGAAGCAATTGAAAAAGCTATGAAAGTGCTTGATGATGCCGAATTGGAACTTATCGGAACTAGACCGAAAAGGCGTGTATAAGCAATTATTAAATATTGCAACTATAATCATAGTCTTGACTTTTCTTTTTTGGGATAGATTAGGATTAACAGAAGATGAAAGCATTCTCTTGTTTCAACGAGGGAATGCTTTATTTATTTCAATTATTTGCTTATTCATATTTATAAATTTCAAAAAACTTTGGATTGCATTTTTTTTATTTTGCATATCTTTGAATAATTTAGCAGACGAATTGTGGTTCGATAATACTAAATTACAGTTAAACGAATTGTTATTTACCCTTATTATAACTTATTTTACTATTAAGAATTATGCCAGAAAAAAACCTACCGATAATAGATGAAACACTGGCACTGTTTGTTAAAGTACTAATTCCTGCATTAGTCGGGGTTAGTGTAAAAATAGCTGTAGAAATGGGAACGAAACAAATGACAATTAAGAGGGCAGTTATATCCATTATATCAGGTGTTGGATTAGCTTGGCTATCATCAGGATTAGTAAATAGATTTATTGATTCAGATATACAACCGCTTGTTATAGCAACGGTGGCGATTACGAGTGAAAAGATTGTTGAATACGCATTATACAAACTAAATGTAGATGTTTTATTAGGCAGTTTGGTAGATGCAGGAAGAACATTCTTAATTAACTTTTTAACAGGTAAAAAATAGAAATATGGCTTTAGATCAAATCACAGTAGACAGGATTCAATTACTGCATCCAAGCATAAGAAAAGAAGCTTTGGAGATGTACACTCACGCAAACGAAAAACTACTCGGAAAACACGTAAGGTTGCGTTTCAGCCATACATTAAGAACAATTCACGAGCAAAACGATTTATATGCTTTGGGACGTACAAAGCCGGGCAATATTGTAACAAATGCAAAAGGAGGTCAATCGTTCCATAACTTTGGATTAGCAATTGATATTGTTTTGCTTTACGACAAAGATAAAAATGGAACATTTGAAACTGCATCATGGGAGTTGAATAATGACTTTTTAGCCGTTGTTCAGTACTTTAAAAATTGTGGCTGGTTCTGGGGCGGTAACTTCAAATCATTCAAGGATTATCCGCACTTTGAAAAAACATTCGGGTTTACCACAAAACAATTGATTGAACGAACCAAAAACGGAGATTATCCAATACTAACTTAAAATATTTCACAACTTCATTAGGTTGTATTGAAAAGTTTACTATATTTGGAATCTATAAAAAATAAAAAATTGACTTTTTAAACATTAACCAAAAAACTAAAATCATGAAGTAATGAAACACAACTCCGAACAAACCCGATTATGGCTGTTAGATTTGCAAGTCAAAAGGGAAATTAAGCTAACTGAATATACAGTTAAAAATTAGATCGAAAATTATAAAAATAAAGCCTTTCATCCGATAGGCTTTTTTTATTGAAAACATTTCCTATATTTGTGGCTAACAATTTAAAAAAATAAGTAATTAAAATGAGAAAATTATTAGCAAAGTTCAAGGTAGGTTCAGTAACAGACTTTGGAAACAGTAACATCGAGGCAAATCTTTCAGCCGTTACAAACACTTCGGAAGAAAACAAAACATTTAGTATTTACACTCCAAATGCAACGGTTAAAATGCACATTACAAATCCCGAAGCATTAGACTTTTTTGAAGCAGGAGAAGAATATGTTTGCACTTTCGAAAAAGCAGAAAAATAACAAAACTTAAAGCCTTTCATCAGAGAGGCTTTTTTTATTTATATTTGCTTAAACTAAAAAATAAAATTATGAAACAAATTATAGAATTATTCAAGTGTGGTAAATGCTTTATAGGTAAAATTAAAAGACATTTAAAACAAACTAGGAACGGAGTCGATATTAAAATACATAAATGCGATAATTGCAAATATCAATACGGATTAAAAGAGGCAAACACTTTAACTATAATAGATGAAAATAATAATTAAAATAATTCTAATAGCTATTTTACTTCAATCCTGCGAGATCCAAAAGGAAGCATCAAAGCAAAAGAACGATATTGATTTTACCGAGCGGATCGAAACAAAGGAAATACGCAAAGGCGATACGGTGACTTATATTGTGCCGGTTATTAAATACAAAGATACCGTAATAACCACCGTAAGCCGTCAAGGAACTGTTTTAAAGACTTATTATGACAATAACGGCAATATATCAAAGTCAGACTGCATCGGTGCGGAAATAGAGCTTTTACGGAATGAAATAAGAACTTTAAACGATCAAACTATAACCAAAGAAAAAACCAAAGAGGAAAAATATTTTGACAATCCGTTTCTTTGGGTAATAATTGCAATTGCAGTTATCATTATATTGAAAAAATAACTATATTTGTATTATTGAAATCAAATACCGTCCAAAGTTTTAGATTCCAAAAAAAACCTGTCACTTGATGGGTTTTTTTATTACATTTTGAATTAAATATATTATCATGGATAACTTTATAATTATTATTGGTTTGTTCGCATTCCATTATTTGGCTGACTTCACGCATTTATCTACTCCCTGGATGCTTAAAGCAAAATATTTGGGCAAGCCTTTGTTTCCTATATTTTGTCACGCATTGGTACACGCGTTATTGATGTGTGGTTTTTTATACTTTTACACAAATATTAATACATTGATAAATTTATTTTTATTACAACTGATAACGCATTTTATTATAGATACACTAAAGGGTAATATAAATTATTTTTTCCCAAACGTAACAGATAATAAAAAGCCTGTTCATTGGTATGTATTTGGATTCGATCAATTGTTACATAACATAGTTATAGTCATAATGTATCTTATGGTTATAAGAAAATAATTTTGGTTGGTTAATTAGAAAAAGCGTTCCTGATAACAAAGAGAACTCTTTTTTGTTTATATTTGACAAGTGATTTTCATAGTTTCATGTTTTTGTATTGTTTTTGGTTAACCCGATTAGAGATAGTCGGGTTTTTTATTTGTTAATGTTTTGTTAAATATATGTTTTCTATTTTGAAATAAGAAAACAAGATGTATATTTGTATCAGAATTAAAAACAACAATTAAAAAATAGAAATTATGAAACCAATAACCATAAAGGCAGGAAAAAAATTAATAACTTTTGAATTAACTGTAAACAAAATGTGTTCTAATTTTAATTTAAAATTAGTTCCAGAAGGAGATATAGTAATGAGTGGTTGGGTAATGGACAAAAAACACGGATTTGATTACGTTCATCAAAGTATGACATTCTTTTCAGCAGAAGTAAAAGATAAGGTTTCAAAACAACTTAAATAGACAATAAATGCAAAACAACATCTTAAAGAACTACATCGAGCAAAGCGGTTTATCGCTTCGGGAGTTATCGGAAAAGTCAGGTATAAACATTTCAAGACTTTCAAGGGCGCAAAACAGCATTAAACCAAGTATTGAATTAACTTTCGAATTAGCTGTTAGTTTAGGTCAAAAAACACTAACAGTTGAAGGAAATGAAGTTAAGTTAGGAATATACTTAAAATTAGAAAACGTGCCGTTAAACGGCTTAAAATAAACCAAAGTATCAATCAAAGGAATTGAGAACGGAGAAGAAGTGTTTTTAAATTTAGAAATAAAATATTGACATTATGAAAAGAATATCGGTTTTAATACAAAATGAATCAGACTTTGATAAAATAAAAACATTGACTAAAACTAAATTAAAATGGCACGAAAACTATCTATCTCGTCCAACTTCAATGGTTATTAAAGATAAAAAACAAACTAATTTCGGTGTAGGAAGCATCGGATGTTCTGAATATCAAAAAGAATATGGTTTTACTATAATAGACACAAATTTTAATATTATATAAAATGAACGACTACGACCACGACCATTTAGGTGTTGGAAACTCACAGCACCCATCGAACCTACCCGAAATAGATTCTGAAGAGGAAAAAGACCTTACAATCCGTGAGGCAATGGAAACAGGATTTGAAGATAAGATTTTGGAGGCTATTGGACGAAATGAAAAGCTTTTAGACAGCATACATTCAGAATTAGTTTTCATTAGGGAATATTCGGCACAGAAACATGACACGTTTCTAAAAAACAGGATTACTAAATTTTTAAAAACATTGGAATAATGAGAGATAACGCACCAATCGGAAATACTTGCCCTATGATTAATAATGTTATTGATGTGTTGAATAATTTAGACTCATACGACGTTAATAATTCTGATGAACTTTTAGAAATGCAATCAGAAGTAAAAAAAGGAATTGAAATTTTAGAGCAAATTCGTTCTGCAAATTCAGATTTAAGAGAATGGGGTAATGATTTATATTGTGACAAAGAGGATTTGGAAAAAGAAAACGACAATCTAAAAGATGAAGTTTCGGAACTACAAAGCAAGATTTCACAATTAGAATCTGAAATTGATGAAATACAAATAGAACTAGATAATGTTCAATACTAAAAACAAAAACCATGAAAAAAATACTCTTAAACATTTTCAGAAACATCGAGCAGAAAAACAAGGCTCAATTGATTTTAGAGCTTTTAACGGTAGAAAGTACCATTGAAGAAAGCGTAACACTCTACAACAAAGTTAAGGCTGATTTTATGTATAAAATGGCTCAAGAAAAGGAAAGATTGCGTAAAGAAACAATTCTGATTGATGGTATAAAAGATATCAAACCATACAATTCAGATTTCGACAAACCATTGAGCCAAGTCGAAAGAGATTTCGCAAACACAGTTGAAACTAATTACGAACTCATTAAACCAAATTAATTATGGAACTACTCACAGGAAAAGCAAAGGAAGATTTTTTAAATAATTTAGAATTAAATTTTTCATTAAAAGAATTTGTAAAAGAATTTCCTTTTTGTTTCGATAATGAAAATGAGCTTTTTAAGACAAATGTTATTGTAGAATATTTTGATTCTGTTGGAATATATATAAGTGTATATGTAAGCACTTGCAGAACTGAATTTAACTTCAATATAGAATGGGAACACAATGGATACAAAGAGTTTAGTAGCGTTTACAATAAAGAAACAGGATGTTTATTTTATAAATGTAAAACTCGCCAAGAAGCCACAACCGAAGCAATAAAAAAGGCAAACGAAATCTATAATAACCAATAATATGCAAAACACAATAACAATACAGGAAACACCATTTACACAAAAAGAGGAAATGACAATTGGAGCTATAAACATTGTACTTGGAATAACCGCGATAATCATCATTATCGTATTAATGAAAAGGCTAATGTATTGGCAGGACAAATTCACGGAGCTTTACAACTCAATGATTGAAGATGTAACGGATTTACAGCGTAAGTTAAACTCACAGAAGAACGATTACGAAAGTAAAATAGATAAATTGGAAGAAGTTATTCATAACCTTGAAAAAAATAAATAAGATGGATAGTAAATACTCGAAAGGAAATTGGGAAATAAACAAAGAACAATTTAACAACCAAAAAAATGACAACAGCAATTTACTGTGTTCAATTACTTGTGAAGGATATTTTGTAGCTGAAGTTTGGAAGAACTGTAACGTAAATAGAACACCAGAACTTGAAGAATCAGAAGCCAACGCAAAACTAATCGCATCAGCTCCTGAAATGTTGGAAATGCTAGAAAGAGCAAAAGTAGAATTTGGAAAATATCATTTCATGCATAATATGATTGACGATTTAATCAAAAAAGCAACCGAACAATGAACCGCCGGGAAAGAATAAGCTTTTTCATCGTTAAACTTGTCTTATTTGGATGGGTTTATATAATCTTAAAATTCATTTACAGTTACTTTAAATACTTGTAAAATGTTAAAGTTTTGATTTATGCTTGCGGGTATCAAAAGTAAGTGTATATTTGTACTCAGATAACAACAACGAAGTGGTTATCAAGTAAAAACTAAAAATTATGACAACTACATTTTCAATATGCAACATAAACGGAAGAGATGTTTTAAGAACAGAACAAAACATGAAAGTAAATTTCGGCAGAATAGAAAGCCTTTGTGGTTTTATTATTGAAGTTGAAGAATTAAAGGGTTTGATTTATGTTACACATTCAGTTTATAACGATTCGCATTTTATGGGTGGATTAAATAGAGTTAACGGTTTGTTATATAATGCTCCTGAGTTAATAAATTATTTAGGAAATGAATTAGTTAAATACAAATTATAAAAATACAAATAATTGGTATAATGGCACAAAATTTAAAACCCAACCGCTCCGAGAACAGGGGCGGTAAACGTGAGGGTGCAGGCAGAAAACCAGAAGGACGTACCCCATATGGCAGGAGAGTAACACCAGAAGAACGCGTAAAATTAGATAAATACTTATCGGAAATAAGGATCAAAAACCCTTTAAAATAAAGATAATATTCCTTATCTTTAAGTAGTAAAAAACCAAAAAAATATCGAAATTATGAGTACAGAAAAAAAACACCATTACAGAAATGTATTTAAATCTGACCATTTAGGAAGTGCGGATTTAGAAGATTTTATCGAACAAAAAAAACCTCTAACATTTACAATAAAAGAGGTTAAGCAGGAATTGGGAATTAAGGTTGCAGGAAAAAAAGGCGATTTCAATATTGCTTATTTTGTTGAGCCAATCAAACCACTTGTTTTAAACGTTACAAACTCAAAGCAAATCAAAACTTTTGCAGGGGGTGATCCATTTGTAGAGAATTGGAAAAATATTCCGATTGAGCTATACATCGACGAAAATGTAAAATCAGTTGCGGGTGGAATTACTCAAGGGGTTAGAATAAGACCTATACAGCCAAAACTTAATGCAGCTAAACCTGAATTTAAAGAAATTAATTTTGAACCCGCAAAAAAAGCAGGAGCAACAATTGAAAGGATAAAAGCAGGATATGAAATAACGCCTGAAATAGAGGCTAAATATTTAGCTTATGTTGCAAAGGTCTAAAGAATGGTTTGAAATAAGAAGAGGCAAAGTTACCGCCTCTTCTGTTTCTCGAATACTCGGTAAAGAGGGTTTGAAAATGACCAACGATGCAATCGAAACCTATGCAGAAGAAAAAGCGATTGAATTGGTTTACGGTGCCGACGAAGAAGATAATTTTACTTCTTCAGATATGCAAAGAGGAATTGAATTAGAACCTTTAGCATTTAGAAAATTCCAGGAGTTAATGATTTTGCAATTCGTACCAGTTCAAGAGGCGACTTTCTTTCCTTATGGAGAAGATGCAGGAGCAAGTCCAGATGGCTTAGTTTCTGACGATGAATGCTTGGAAATTAAATGCCCTCGCCCTAAAAAGTTCTTTAAATTGGTTCGAGTTGGATTACCGGCAATCGATGCTGAATATTTTGCACAGATGCAATTTCAAATGCTATGCACCAAGTCAAAACGCTGTCACTTTTTCAACTACATAATTTATAACGGTAAAGAAATGTGGCATCATTTTATCGTTGAACGTGACGAGGAATTTATAAACCACATTATTTCACGAATTGAAAAAGTAGTAAAATTACGTAATGAGTTTATGCAATACTACTTGGAAAAACAGCAATTCTAATGAAAATCCAAATCCGAACCAACGTATTAAACGGAAAGTTTAAAAGAAACATAAACCAAATCCTCGAAGCTGTAAATAGTTTCGAGGGTAAGGAATGTTTCTTTACAATCGAAAAGGTTAAAAAGACCCGTTCTAATCAACAAAACAGATTCCTTTGGGGCGTTGTTATTCCGATAGTACAACAAGGCTTAAAAGACTGTACAGGCGAATGGAGAACAGCCGAAAACATACACTATAATATACTTTTAAAGATGTTTGCCCCTGAAAAGGAAATCATAAACACCGATACCGGCGAGTGCATCACGGAAAAAATAAGCAGTTCGGAAATGACCACTACACAATTTATGGAGTATATTATGGAAATCCAAAAATGGAGCTCCGAATTTTTAGGAGTAAACATCCCAAACCCGAACGAAGAAATATTAATGAATTTTGACTAATGGAAACAAACGAAGAAAAATTAAAAGAGTGCCACGAACTCGTAAATAAAATAAATGAAACGTTCGGCATAAAAATAAACGGTGACAAGCGAGATGCTTCAATAGTTTGGTTCAGGCACTACATAACTGACAAATACAAAAAAGATGCCTTACGCGTAACTTATGAGCCTTTAAACAGATATCACGCCACTATCGGTCACGCAAGAAGATTATTGCATAAATTGGTTTTTAAGCAGGAGTTTATCGATATTACCGAAGTGATTGAAACCTTAGACGTAAATCTTTATAAACAGTTTATCGATACCCACGTTAAAAAAAGGTACGACACATCCAAAACAAAGCCAGGTCACGAAGCAAATATTAAAAAACTACAAATGCCAACAGGACAGGCTATGATTCTACTGCGTAAAAACCCAAAATCAGCACTTTGGAATAAGAAGATAGCCAACTGGAGCTATCAAGATTGGCAGGAACTAAAAACTTATTGATTATGAAGCAACAAGATTTATTTCAAGGTTACGCTTTTCCAAAAACAAGCGAGCAGGAGGTATTACTTACTTTAATACTTAAAGGACACGTTTCAATATTTGATTTTCCCTACCTTTCAGGATACAGAACAAGAGTTTCGCAACTTCAATTAGTTCACGGTTTAAAACTAGATAGGGTTACCGATACAAGGTGCAACAAATTTGGTAATACTTATACTTACGCAATTCACAAACTGCCCCAATCAGAAAAAGAAAAAACAATTGAACTTTATAACAAACTAAACAAAAATTAGATTATGGATTCAGCAAAAGAAAGAATACAAAAATTTAAAGAACAGTTTGTAATATCAGTTGAACCACATAAATATACAGGAGGTCAAATGTGCGGAATAGTACCAAGTACTGTTGTTGGTATTCACGAAGATTTAGGAATTGAAATCAGAATAAAAGCACATAGGAACAATCACAAAAACCGTGAACTATTGCAGACTGTTTTTGATTTAATATTTGATGAACTTGTAAAATAATCTACAACAAAAACACGATTAGCATTGTGTATTGAATTATTATTTATATATTTGCCTATATGTTTTTCGACGTGGTACTCGAATCAAACAACCGTATTTAACAGACTCTCTATTTTAAGGCGTACCACTTCAGCCAGCGAATAGGGAGTTTTTGTTTTTAATTAATAAAAAAATAATGATGAAAGACATTATCAGAAAAGTATCTACGGATATAGCAAAAGAAATTATTACAAGACCTAATTTTGATGTTGAAGAAATATCAGGAATTATAAATTTTAGGTTAAACGAAAGTATGTTAGAGATACTTTTATCAAATGTTGAGCTTGCAGAATCAAATTATTTAAAACTTTTGTTTGAACAGTCAAATAATAAAGTAGGCTCTAAAAATTATGTTGAACTTGGATATAAGTTAGCAATTGCAAAACACAAAAAGTCTGTAGCGAATAGAGCTGTAAACAATGTAAGAAATAAAACAAAATTAGGGGTTGTTATAAATTACATAAAAGAAAATCACAAAGAAATAGATGTTTCTATTTTATATGATTTAATGGACGGAAGCGAGGTTACAAATGTCTAAACTTGGTTATACTTGGTATCCTAAAGATTGGGGTAATTCTGAAAGCGTTTTCGAGCTTAATTTATCAGAACGTGGTTTATACCGTGAGTTGATAGATTTAGCTATGTTAAACGACAATAAAACAGAAATTAAGCTAGAGGTTTGGAGTAGAAAGTTTGCAGTTTCTTTAGATGAATTAAATGTGATTTTAACCAAATTAAAAGAGCTTGGATTGGTGGTTTATAAATCACAAATATTGTTTATTCCAAGTTGCGAAAGCAGGTTAAATTTAGTTCGTGGCGGTGCAAAAGGAGGTAAAAATAAAAAGCCTACCATTAATCCTATATCTAAGCCTTTGGAAAGCCTTGAAGAAAATAATGAAAAGCCTACCCTTAACCAAATAGAAATAGAAAGTAAACTAAAAGAAAATGAAAGTGAAATAGAAACAAAAAAAGAAAATAAAAACGATTTAATTTTTAATGAACTTTCAATTTCTGATATGTGGTTAGAAAATACAGCAATGCAATCAAAGGCTAAATTCAAACCAAATGAGGTTAAAGTATTTCTTAAAAAATACAATGATATGCTAAATGTTCAGTTTGAGATTAAAAATAATAAAACCGAATATTGCACCCACTTCATTAACTGGCTTAACAAACAGGAACGAGAAAAAGCGCCAGAAGGACATTACTACGACAAACAAGGAGTTTTAAAAAGATTAATTAGTTAGCAATGAGTAATATTCATAATTGGGAACTCATAGAAACCAACAAAGTTTCGGGTACAGCAAAATTAAAATGTCCTGTTTGCACGGCAACACGAAAAAATAAAAATGATCGTAGCCTTTATGTAAACTTTAATTCAGGAGTTGGTAAGTGTTTTCATTGCGAGGGGTTGTTTTTTAAAAATAGTATTGAAAAATCAGTTGAAAGGGAAAACTTTACCTTGCCTATTCAGAACTGGAAAAATTACACAGAACTTTCAGATGCAATTGTAAAATATTTTGAGGGTAGGAAAATAGAACAGTTTACTTTGAAACATTTTGAGGTTACGGAAGAAAAATATTACCAACCACAATTATCAAAAGAAGTAAATAATATAGTTTTCAATTATTTTGAGGGGGATGTTTTAGTAAATAAGAAATACCGTTCAGGAGGCAAAAAGTTCACGCAGTCAAAAAACGCAAAGTCAATTTTTTATAATCTTAATTCGGTAATAGGTCAAGATGAGTGTTACATAGTCGAGGGCGAAATTGATGTAATGGCACTTTTCCAGATTGGAATAAAAAATGCTATTTCAGTTCCTAACGGAGCAAATGACAATGATAATTATTGGGTTAATTCCGAAAAGTATATCAAGGAAATTAAAAAATTCTACATTGCAACCGACAACGACGAAAAAGGCGATTTGGTAGCTGAAAAGATTGCACAGCGTTTAGGGCGTTACAGATGCGAAAGGATAAGATTTGAGGGCAAGGATGCTAACGATGATTTGATTAGCGGAAACCTTGAAAAAACAATATTAAACATAGAAAAATATCCAGTAGCTGGAACTTTTAAAGTTTCAGACGTTTACGATGATATTTTGAAAATGTATGATAATGGAATACCTGAAACAATTTCGCCTAAACATCCGTGTTTTGGAAACCTTAAAAAAGTCTTTTCTGTAATGCGTGGTCATTTGATAACTGGAACTGGAATACCATCACACGGAAAGTCAAATTTTACTGAATGGTATGTTTTGAATTTGATTAGGGATTACGGAATGAAAGCTTCTTTTTTCAGTCCAGAACATCATCCTTTGGAGTTGCACCATACAACATTTATAGAAAAGACTTTCGGAAAAAGTTTCTTTTACGATAACAAGGATTGCCCACGAATATCAAAAGAAGAAATTGAAAAATATCGTGATTGGGCAAATGAAAAGATTTACCTTACAGGAACTGAAAACGGAGAATTTCCAACTTGGGATTGGATATTTGAAAAGTTCCGAGAGCAATTATTTAGCTTTGGAATTGATATATTTGTAATTGATGCTTTTAATAAGTTGGGATTTTCTTCAAAAGGAAATAAATTAGACCAAATTAACGATGTTCTTGCAAAGCTCACAATGTTTGCGCAAATGCACAACGTTATAATATTTTTGGTTGCACATCCTACAAAAATGCAAAAGGGAACAAACGGACTTTACAACTCTCCAACGCTCTACGATGTATCAGGAAGTTCAGATTTTAGAAACCAAACACACGATGGATTTTCTGTTTACCGTTTTTTCGGGGATGAACAAAATGACAGTATGACTGTTTTTGAAAATCTTAAAACAAAGATGAAGTTTCAAGGCGAAATTGGCGGAAAAATAGAATTTGATTATCATTTACCATCAGGTCGTTATTTTGAGAAAGGAACAACTGCACCAATATTTATTTTATGCGATGAAGTTGAACCAGAAAAAGAACAAGTAGAAATTCCCTTGGTAGAATTTGGAAATATGCAAGCAATATTTGACGATCCAAACGACGTGCCGTTTTGATAAATTTGAAAAATATGGAATATAAAGACCAATTAAGAACTTCTGCTTGGTTAAATAAACGAGCCGAAATAATGCAAAGAGATAATTTTGTTTGCTCAAATTGTTTGTGTGATAATTACGAAAGGACTTTACACGTGCATCACATCGGTTACATAAAAGGAAAAAAGGCTTGGGAGTATTTAGATTATATGCTCGTAACTCTTTGTGAAAAATGCCATAAAGAAGAACATAAAATATTTGGAAAGAAAAGGGCTTTTCAGTGGTTATTGAAATTATTAAAGTTCAATCAAGATGGCTAAAAGAACTTCAACACATAACGAAATAAAAGCAAGTCCAGAACAGATATATTATCTTCATTCAAGAAATATAAAAGTTTATCCAGTAAAAAGAAACGGACTTTGGTTTGTTCAAACTGATAATTACGGTAAGATAACAACTTTCGATAAATCAATTTTAGAACACGAAATTAACGAATCAATAGCAAAGACAATAATACATTACTACAAAAAAATAACTGAAAATAAATTATGAAAAAAGCACAAATATTTAACAACCACTTCCAAAACTTCAAGACTTATGCAATACCTAAAGCACAATTAATTATTGCTGATATACCTTATAATCTTGGAAACAATGCCTACGCTTCAAATCCAGCCTGGTACAAAGATGGTGATAACGCAAACGGAGAAAGTAATCTTGCAGGAAAAAGTTTCTTTGATACGGACGAAGATTTTAGACCAGCGGAATTTATGCACTTTTGTAGTACGATGTTAAAGCCTGAAATTAAAAAAGTAAAAATAGAAGGAGAAGTAAGGCAAAAAGGTGATGCTCCGTG